CGTACAAGACTTCGACGTACTAGAAATCAACGCATCACGTGATAACGGTGTTGACTTCATTCGAGAACGGATCGAGGCGTTCTGCCAGACTATGCCGTTCGGAGCATTCAAAGTAGTTCTACTAGACGAAGCTGACTATCTATCACAGCCAGCACAAGCGGTACTTCGTGGTCTAATCGAGCAGTATGCTAACGTAGCCAGATTCATGCTGACTTGTAACTACGTACATAAAGTCATTCCAGCTCTCAAATCTCGCTGTGAAACATTCATTATCTCTAAGCCTGAGCGTACTGAGTTCACTGCCAGAGCAGCTACAGTACTAGTCACAGAGAACATCGAGTTTGACTTAGACACGCTTGACAGCTATGTTGGTGCTACTTACCCTGACTTGCGCAAGGCCCTAAATCAATTACAAAACAATTCAACAACCGGTAAGTTATTACCAATTCAAGCCGGCGTGTCAGACGAAGACAGCACCCTAGTCGAAGCAACTGCCCTGTTCAAAGCGGGCAAAATTCTCGACGGCAGAAAAATCTTGCTACAATACCTGAGTATGAATCCAGGACAGCTTGACAGCATCTACACATGGTGCTATAATAATCTCGACTTGTGGGGCAAGACACAAGAACAGAAAGACGCAGCAATTATCATTATTCGTAATGGTCTTGCTAACTTATCATTAGTCGGCATCCCAGAAATCTCTCTGGCCGCCACCTTGATCGAACTGACACAATAAAGGAAACACAATGTCACAAGCACAACAACAAATCGAAACAGAATTCGCAGCATACACCGTAGAGAACGCTAAGTTCAACGCAGGCAATGCGGCAGCAGGCACTCGTGCTCGTAAGCACTTGGGCGAAATGGCTAAAGCAATCAAGGCTCGTCGTGCTGAAATCACAGCAGAGAAGACAGCCCGAGCAGAAGCAAAGAAAGCTGCCTAATATGCAAACGGCCAAAGAAATCTGTGATCACTTCATCAACCGCGCCAAGATGTTGAATGAATTCATCGTCACTACGCCGGTACCTGAAGACTTCAGGTTCAATGGCCTAGTACCGTTCGACATGATCATCGAAGACGGTGTTATCGCGGCCAAGGTATGGGCGATTGACTTCGATGAAGCATGTCAACGCTTCGATGAATACATGGAACAATGTAAATGAGATACTTATTCAGTTACTGACCAGCCTTTAATGCTTCTTCGTACCCCACGAATGACGTTAGATAGCCAGCCTCGATCTAAGTTGTACTTTACACTGAAATCATGTGCTGGCATTTTTACGACCGTGCCATCAGTATGAGTAAATGTAAAGATAGTTGGATCATATCGATAGTTGTTCTTGCCGGATTTACTAGCCTTGACGTCCGGTCTATTCTGTGCAATTAAGCTAGCATCTCTTTTCTTCTTCACGACATCAGGTCTATTCTGTGCTTCTTTCTGTGCCTCTGAATTTCTTCTTCGTCCCTCGTCGGATCTATAATATGCCATTTGACGACTGCGCATTAAATCTTTCTGTTCATTCGTTAGATTGTCTAACCAATTCTTCGTAGCAGTGCTCATGACTTGCTTGCCCTCAGTGGATTCATTCCAGAAACGCTTCATTTCGACTGATTTCTTTTTAGCTTCTGGCGTAGATACCAATTCTTTAAATCGTGCCTTATGCTCTGGCGTATTTGATTTTTTCTTAGCATGTTCACTCGTCCATCCTGGGCCACCGCCAGTTTCCGGTATGCTATTAGCCCATATTTTATTACCGAAGTCATCCATGGCACCCACTACGTTCCACAGATTACTGTAATATCTACCCCACCTTTTTAAATCATTTCTACTCTCACATACTTTAATTATTTCAGTGTGTATGTTGTTACCAAATACAGAGAGATGTTTAGACCATTCTACACCAGAACCTTTGTATTTGTCTGGGGTTTTCTGTCGTGTCTGACAGAGATATTTTAGTCCAGTATTCTTATGGGTCTTCACCATTAGATAATAAATAGTCATGCTGACTTGCTCCTTCTTAGCAGTTAGAGAGGGTAGAGACTGCAATCTCGTGACCCTCACTTTTATTTATCCAATTGTACTTGACTTCTTCTCTTTTTACAAGTACAATGGATACATTATTACCGGGAGAATATTATCCGTTATTTACTCATAACATATTTAAGACGTCCAGGAGGCGCCATCGACGAGCAAGTTGGCTTCTCTAAGAACCTGAAGCCTCGTGACTTACAAACTTGTAATGTCATCATTGACTACAAAGAACGTAAAGTCAAAAAGTGTATTATCGAAAGTAAGGTAGTACCAACTACGTTCGAAAGTCTCAATGACTATTACAAGGATGTTTATCCAAGTCTAATCGAGCAACTAGAAAAAGTACAATCAACTGAACCTAAAGAGACCACAGATGGACAGTAATATCATTCTTACGGATGCTGACGGCGTACTACTTAACTGGGAGTGGGCCTTCGATATCTGGATGAACGAACACGGCTTCAAAAAGCAACGCGGAACAGAGTTCGATTACAGTATTGGCACACGATACGGTATTGACGAGACTCAAGGCAAGAAGCTAATCAAAATCTTCAATGAGAGTGCAGCCATTGGATTCCTGCCACCTCTACGTGACGCTATTCATTATGTGAAAAAGCTACACGAAGAACACGGTTATGTATTCCACTGTATCACCTCACTGAGTAAGAACAAGAACGCCCAACGCCTTCGTAAGATGAACTTAGAGAAGTTGTTCGGTGAGACGGTGTTCGAGGAAATCGTATGCTTAGGTACCGGTGCTGACAAAGACGAAGCACTTGAACCATACCGCGATACTGGTTATGTATGGCTAGAAGACAAGATTGAGAACGCAGAAGTAGGCGCCGAGATGGGCCTACGTTCAATTATCGTTGAACACGGTCATAATATGAACCACATCACTAACATTCCAATCGTCAAAGACTGGAAGACAATCTACGAAATGATCGTAGGGCGATAAGATAAGGGGCTACTAGCCCCTTATTCTTTACTTGTACAAGTTAAGTACTTCACCGATCAATCGATGACGTTGTACGTCTTTAACGGTGAACTCACACACCTCTACGCCTCTGATAGGATGCTTGTCTAATCGACGAACGAGGTCCATCAAGCCATTATCAACAGCAACACGGTCAGTTTGCTCCTGGTCACCGTTCAGTACGAACTTACTACCTTCACCGATACGAGTGAGTAATGACTTCAATTGCATAGGCGAAGCATTCTGACACTCGTCAAGGATCAAGAAGGTATCTTTGAATGTACGACCACGAATCATGCCTAGCGGAGCGAACTCGATAATCTCCTCAGCAATCATGTGTTCAATCTCTTTGACAGCATAGAACTCACGTAGAACGTCCAAAACTGGGCGAACCCACGGTGCTAATTTAGCGGTCAAGTCACCTGGCAGGAAGCCATGCTGTTCACCCTCGATACTAACTGCCGGACGACAGATAACGATACGACCCACTTCTTTGTTACGGTACGCTTGAATAGCGGCCAAGGTAGCAAGGTAGGTCTTACCAGTGCCAGCCGGACCACCAGCAATAACTACATCTGTCGCACTATCCTGTAGGGCCAGGATGTAATGCTCTTGATTGATTGTTTTGGGTACTAAGGTGACTGCTTTTCTTTGTTTCTGTGGATTAAAGTTTATCGTATTTTCTTGTTCTTGGTATCTTGTTTGACTGCGTGATGGGTAAAACTCTTGTTCTTTGCGCTTGGCGCTGCTGTTTTTTCTACTCAACTTTAACTCCCTTATGTTAGTTGTATGGTTCATAAGACCTCCTTGTGAACACAAACTTATTTACCGCGTCTAAGGCAGTTAAACACACACGCTCTCTGAGCCGAAAATAAAGATAAATATTAAGCTCCACAGAGAGATGCCACGATTTCTCGCCCTATTCACCAAGAGATAAATACACCATGAGCAAGAAAAAAACATTCCTAGATAGCCCCGAGTGGAGCGAGATTGTCCAGAACGTGAAGGGCATAATGACCTCTGACGGCACGATGGCTACTTTGTTGGATTTTGAAAGAGTTTTGGACGAGGCCGATATCTATGCCTTCAAGAACTGGAAGCTAGGCGAACTAGTGGATGGTCCTCAAGTCAAGAGATATGAAGTAGCATGTACATTCCTATGGCCACGAGCCCTGATGCCTGACCCGAGAGGCGCAAAACGATTACTGCCGCTGGGCTGTAAGACACAGTTTAAAAAGACTTCAATTAAAGTACCTGTACAAGTTAAAGATGCTGGTGACTTCAAGCCAGGAACCCATTATCCTAAGTTAGTTGAGCGTGAAGTATGGTTAGTCAATATCACTATGCCTAAACAACTAATGAACGACATCCGCGAGGGCAGTATTGATATTGCAGATCAGACAATCGAACTTGAGGATCTAGATGATGCTTACGAAAAAGACTACGACAAGGCGAATGTAAAAGATGAGAGCGCTGGCGGCGCACCAGACATGGGTATGCCAGGTTTAGGAGATGCTGGCATGGGCGCACCAGCACCTGGTGGAGCACCAGCGCAACCGCCGATGTAAGGACATACGATGAGAATTCAACTAAACGAAGGGCTCAATTACATGGACATGGAACATCAAATCGTTCCAGTTCTTGGCGTTGATCAGTACCAATCAAGTGTAGGCACTGATGACGACTTGATTACTCTAGACTTTACGGTTAAGGGTAAAGCACCCGCGCAAGACTTAGCAGAGTGGTTCGAAAAGGGATATGACTGGGTAATCGACGGTGATATTAGTCCAGGTGAAGTTCGCCCAGGACAGTTCATTACATTCGTTGAAATGAACCGCAGACTAAAATCACCGGAGCGCATTGTTGAAATGATTGAAGACCTCGAGACACTAACAGGATTTACACTTGACAAGTGGAAGTTGAAGATCGCCAATCAAGAGCTAGAACTAACAGTAGATAACATTAGAAAGCATTTAGTAGTGTCTCCTCACGAATATCGTGAAGTTCATCCAGATGAAACTGGCGATGATGCGCTAAATGAATGGAAGCAAATTGCTGGGGTATCAATGATCACCGCTACTAATAAAGACAGTGATGCTATTCGCGCTATCAAGCGTCAAGCAGGACTAATTTAAGGAACAAACATGCCAACACTATTACCAAAGAAAACAGAAGACAAGAACCCGTTCGCTACAGACGACGAAGCACACGAAGGTATGGTTGCTGATCCAGCCATCGATCACTCAGTCCTAAGTTGCCCAGTAACAGTAACAACAAATGCCACTACATCAACAAACACTACTTCATTTGGCCAATCAGCGAGTGGCTTCGGTTCAACCGGTCCCTCATTTGGCACAACACCATCAACATCCGGCTTTGGCGGAAGCGGCTTTGGAGGCTCATCTCCAACGGGCGGCCTTGGACAAATGCCAGCAAGTGGTCAACAAGATCAAAGCAAACTAATTCAGAGTAGTGGCG